CTAACTTTCACCACATGGATGAAAATTATAGTCTCACAGACCTAACTCAGGTGAAAGAGATTCTTTCCATCCTTCTATTACTAGAAGAATAGTTAAAACGAGAGTCACCCGCTCTTCGAGTATTTTCCTTGTAAATGCGTAAAAGCATAAACGATTGAAAATCATCGGTCCAATTTTGATCGAACATCCTCATAGAGGAAGTTTCACCATTAAAGGATCCCAGACTTATCACAACGATAAGTAAACTGTCGAAACGGTTCACTCACTGTTGCTTTCAGATGCAGGACCAAAATTGTTTGTATAGATTACGTATCTATGTTAACGATTTCGCATTCGAATTAAGAGTCTCCCAATAAGGAGTTCCTTTGATTCTACCTGTATTTGCAGCATCAACTATCAATCTCGGTAATTCGGAAGGTTTGGCTGATCTCTTAACTGGAGTAATGTCAAGAGAACTTATAAAATTATCCACTTTCATGGAATATTTTAAGGCTGTATCCATTGGTACGAGTTCACGTTCTTTAAGAAGAATATTCTTAATTTCATCAGCTAATGCTGATGGGTCCCTATCTTTCAATAAGGTAGCCTCCGCGAAACTCACCAATTGGGCTCGTTCAACTTTATTTAGACGTTCATACGATTTCTCAGTAATTAGAGATTTTGCATGGATGAGTAGTTTATTATCATAATCTTTCTCAAAGAGTAAGATACGAGAATAAGCTTCTCTCATCATATCGTCGAACATAAAACGAACGACTTCAACCTTAGCCATTTTAACTCTAGAATCATATTTAGATATAATTTTAGATTTAAAATCTTCCTTTTTCCCTTCGAAGTTTAAAACTTCAAACATCATCTGCAATGACTTGAATAATGGAGGTCTTAGATTTTCTGAATCTAATTCATCTGCCTCAATTTGAGGATCAATCAAGAGACTAACTGCAGCTGCTAGCGTTATCTTCTGTTTATTAACAAAAGAACCTAGTATACCTATACATGCATTTTCAACGAGTATTCTTAAAGATGAATCTTTAAAAATATCTTGGAAATGAATATAATGGCTATCCACTATAGCTTTAACAGCAATAGATGGATTAGTAATAAATCCTTTCTTCATCATAGAAAGAGCAAAATTTGTTCTTCCTACAACTGATGTCTCCGTAAGTAACTGTTTCCAGCTAATACCTGAAACATCAACACCTTCAAGTCCTGTTCTCTTTGCGAATTCAAATGAATTCAATGAGTCAGAAATTAAAGATTTCGAAGGGTTTACACCAACCTTGAGGTCGGCCATCAGTAAAATATACTCTTCGTATATTTTACGGTCGAATATTACCAAGTCATCACCTAATATCTCATATTTGTCAAACCAATTGCTACTACCGTAAACACGGTAAGCACAAGTTTGTACAATGAGATGGTGAGTAATCGCGAGCATTGCCCAAGATGAAAGACAACCCATAGGTTGCCCTGTCCCATAGCTATAATAGCTATTAGGCTCCAATCCATAATCATCACGTCGCACTATATATGGTCTATCGACTAATATAGATGACCATAATTTACCTAAACCTTTAGTTTTATAGATTGAATCTATAATTAAGGCTTGAAGATAAATTGGAAGTCGATCTGTAGCAGACGATAAATCTACTGAATAAGCGCAATTGTATTGTTTAGATTTCTCTAAAGATCTAGCAAAGCTAGCATCTTGATCTAAAGTCCCATCATTAGGTAAACGATGTAATAATCCGAAAATCGAATTATGTAATGGTTTAAATAATGACTGAGTCCAAATATCAACAATCGCAAATACTCTTAATTTTCCTGCTGCTTCTTCCTTAAATGCTAATTTTCCTAGAGCAATATCATCAAATGATGTAACTGAATGATTAACTTTAACAGTTAAACTTTCATAATTGGTCAAAAGACCATACATAAAATTAATGGCATTGTCTAGTAATTTAAACAATTTAAAGGATGAAGTCATCAGGCAGTATGATTTAATAGAATCATATATTTCTGGATACTTAGCTATAGCTATTGCATCAGTCAAAATGGCTGATATTGCAACGTTACAGTTAGGACCCGATGCGAGTGAACGATGTAATTCTTCCGCACGCAATTCTTTAATATCACGATTTAACTTATTCTTTTTAATAATAAAATCAGATACTTCTGAAATTGCAAGTAGAGTTTCCATATTTCCAGTCCATTTATCAGTAATCGTACTAAGATTTACTTTATAAGGAGTTTTAATAACTCTATAAATACTTAGTAAAGATAACCATAATCTTATAGTACTAGGACATCCTGCTCTTATAGCAGAACGATCTTTCGTACCAATAAATTTAGGTAATCCATTGATTAACTGTGGAAAGGGATAATTTGGCTCTATTTCTCGGAGAGATTTAAAGGGTTGAGATGATAGTTTACGCTGCACAGCCATATGGCAAGCCTTCAGATACTTAACAGTATATGTCGGTCCATGATGATTGTGTACAGATAGTATATACAACAGAAACTTATTAAAAGCTCTTAATCGAGGCGAAATTCTAACTTTAGAAGTTGTCACGGAAATTACTTTCCAAGCAACCTTTCTTAAAGTTGTGATTAATTCTTTTGAATTAGTCAGCGATAACATAGACGGAAGTAATCCTGTTAACCGACTTTTAAATCGTTTATTTAATGATAATAGTTTTGACATTATTGTTATTATTTAGATGATATAAAAGAGGAGGTTGCAGGATTCGACCATCTACTTACTTATTCCTTTAAAAGGGAGTTAGTTAATAGAAGGTGCCACCTCGACTGGTATTGATGTACTAGGTACAGAGCAACGAAAC